GTTGTTAGACGCGCTGGACGCGCTAGGGATGTCTCCGAAGGCTAGAGCAGGCGTGCTACGAGGAAGGGTCACGTTTGACGGCGCTACTAAACTGGACGAACTCCGAGATCGTCGGCAAAACCGAGCCTCGCTTATTCACGGCTGAGCGGCGCAAGCTGACGCCTGAGACGTCGCTGGGCTTCGAGGTGATCGAGTTCGCCCGCGACGTCCTGAAACGTCCGCTGGACCCGTGGCAGGAGTGGCTTGTTATCCACGCGCTCGAACTGCTCGAGGACGGGCGCCCGCGCTTTCACGAAGTGCTCGTCCTGGTGGCGCGTCAGAACGGGAAGACCGAACTGCTGGTCATCCTCTCCCTGTTCTGGCTCTACGTCGAGATGGTCCGGCTGGTGCTGGGAACGTCCACGAACCTCGACTACGCCCGCGAATCGTGGGAGAAGGCCGTCACGCTGGCCGAGGACAACGAAGACCTCGCGAAAGAGATCGCGAAGAACGGCATCCGGCGCGCGAACGGCGAACAGACGCTAACGGTCTCCAGGGGTGGGCGGTACAAGATCGCAGCGTCGAACCGCAAAGGTGGTCGATCACTCACGGTCGACCGCCTGATCATGGACGAACTGCGCGAACATCACGACTGGACCGCCTATTCTGCTGCGGTGCCCGCGACGTCGGCGGTGTGGGATTCTCAGGTCTGGATGATCACGAACGCGGGAGACGACAAAAGCGTCGTGCTGAACTCCCTCAGAGAGCAGGCGATCAAGGACTCAGACCCGCGATTAGGCATCTTCGAGTGGTCGGCGCCTGACGGGGCGGAAGCCGACGACGCGGAAGCGCTGGCGATGGCGAATCCCAGCCTCGGCATACGCATCTCGCTCGACTCGCTGGTCGGGCAGGCACGCAGGGCGAAGGAAGCCGGCGGCGAACAACTGGCGCAGTTCCTTACCGAACACCAGTGCCGCCACGTCCCCATGCTCAACCCGGCGATCAACCCCGTCGATTGGGCTGCGTGCCTCGACGTCGGCGACCTCACCGCCCATCGGGACCGGGTGGCGCTCTGCCTGGACATCTCCCTCGACCTCCAGCACGCGGCGCTGTATGCCGCGGCGGTGCTGTCAGACAACCGCGTGCGCGTCGAGCCGGTGGCAGCGTGGGAAGGGCCGACGTGCATCAACGACATGCGCAAAGACCTCGTGGAGATCGTGCTGCGGGTCAAGCCCGTGGTGCTGGGATGGTTCCCCGGCGGTCCAGCGGCAGCATTCGCGGCAGACATGGCCGAACGCAGGAACTGGCCTCCGCGGGGCGTGCTAGTCGAGCCGATGCGCGGCGAGATGACGGCGGTATGCATGGGCTTCGCCGAGCAGGTTACAGCGCACCAGGTGGCGCACTCAGGCGACCCGCTGCTCGATGTTCACGTCCAGGGCGCCGAGAAGCTGCCTCGAGGCGATGGCTGGGTATTCACGCGCAAGAACGCGCACGTAAACGCGGCGTATGCGACGGCGGGCGCGGTGCATCTGGCGAGAACGCTGCCTCCGGTGAGACGGCCGATGGTCGTGGTGGGGAGTGCCCAATGAACGCGACAGCGCAGACGGTTTGGCGGTGCGTGAATCCTGGGTGCGGTAAGGTCCTGCCCGTGATCGACGTCCGCGGCGAAGCTCAGATCAAGTGCCGGTACTGCAAGACGGTAAACATGGTGAAATCGGTCAGGGTAACAAGGATTGCAAACTAGTGTAGACATGTTATCTTAGGCAGTGGATATGGCGCATTAGCCATTAGCGGCCCACCCTAGCGGTTTACGCGGCCCTTCCGTAACGGGAGGACCGCGTTTTTGCGTTTACCCTTCACACGCAAGCCCGTAGAACTAGCAGCCCCACCCCCGGCGGCGCAGTTCACCGTCACCGTCCCGCCCGAAATGTTGCAGGGCATGACCGGCGGAGGCCAGATCGCCCCGCGCGTCTCCCGTGCCGAAGCCCTCCAGGTGCCCGCCGTGCTGCGGTCGCGCAACCTGATCGCCGGCACGCTGGGCTCCCTGCCGATTCACGTCCGCGACAAAGAAAAGCACCTCGCGCACCCCACGTCCCTACTCGACCAGATCGACCCCGACGTGCCGAACGCCGTAACGCTGACGGAGACATACGAGGACCTGCTCTTCGAGGGCGTCTCCTGGTGGCGCGTGCTCGCCTTCAACTTCGCGGGCTTCCCGATTTCTGCTTACCACGTCCCGATCACCAGCGTTCACGTCGCAGGGCGTGGCGGGATGCCGGCCGTCCAGAACGTCACGGCTGACCAGCACTTCCCTGCTAACGGTCAGGTGTTCATCGACGGCCAGCCTGTAAGGGACGAAGAGATCATTCGGTTCGACTCCCCGAACCCGCCCCTACTCAGGCACGCAGCGCGGGCGATTCGGACCTGCCTCAAGCTGGAGCAGACGGCAACGATCTACTCCGAGTCTCCCATGCCTCAGGGCGTGTTCACGCCGAAGGAAGGCACCACCGAACTCACGGCGGATGAGATCAACGAGCTTCTGAACGAATGGGAGAAGGCACGCCGGACGAAGGCGTGGGGCTACGTCGGCGGCGGTTGGGAAGCCAAAGTCCTGCAGTGGAACGCGACGGAGATTCAGCTCACTGAGCGCGTCCAGCACGCCGTCCTTGAGATCGCAAGGGCGACAGGCATCGACCCCGAAGACCTCGGCGTCTCGACCACCTCGCGCACCTATCAGAACTCCGAAGACCGCCGCCGAGCGCTGATCGACTTCACCCTCAAGCCCTACATGACGGCCCTTGAGCAGCGCCTGTCCATGAACGACGTCCTGCCTCGTGGCTACGAAGCGAAGGTAAACCTCGACAGCTTCCTCCGGTCTGACACAAAGACGCGCATGGAAGCCTACGAAGTCGGCGCGAAGGTTGGCGCCTACACGCAGGACGAGATACGCGATCTCGAAGACCGCCCGCCCCTAACAGCCGCAGAGAAGGCGGCGATTGCCCCGAAGGAGACCCCACCGTCGTCTCCTTCGAGCAATGGCACCCGCCCCGCAGTAGGAGCAAGCACATGAGCGAAAACGCTGTAATTCAGTTCGAATCCGCGGAAGTCGCTGCAAGTTTCAGGGTTAACCCGGAGAAACGGACGATTTCTGGCATCGCTTTGCCGTGGGGCATGGTCGCTGACAACGGCATGGCGAAGTGGCGCTTCGCGAAGGATTCCGTTCGCTATGACAAAGGGCTGATCTCCCGGATCAAGCTCAACCTCAATCACGACAGGTCACAGCCTGTCGGCGTCGCGCGTCGCGTCCAGTCCACCCCGGCCGGCCTGGACGTGACGTTCGAGATCGCGGAAGTGCCGGAAGGCGACCGCGTTCTGCAACTGGCAAAGAACAACGTCCTGGATGGGTTCTCCATCGAGGTCGATTTCCGCGACGGAGACGAATGGGTCGTAGACCCAGCGGACAGATCGGTTCGCCTGGTTCGCCAAGCCACGCTCTCGGGCGTGGCGCTGACGGCGTTTCCTGCGTTCGATGACGCCCGTGTCGAGAAGGTCGTCGCACACAAGGAAGCCCCTCAAGTTCTGCTAAGGAAGGAAGCCCCGCAAATGGCTAACAACACGGAAAACGAACTGGTCAACGAAGACCTCGACAAGCCGGCGAATGAGTTCGAGCGCAAGCGTGCGGTCGAGTTCACCCGCGAAGTCCTCAAGGACGTTCTCAAGGAGAACACCGACGCCCTCGCGAAGGCGATGGAGAACGGCGCCAACGCTATGAGTTCGGCGTTCACGTCGGCGCTGGAGAAGATCGACGCCCCGCAGTACGCGAAGGGCTCGGTACGCGCTGCCCGGTTCGCCCTCGACCGCGAGCCGCCGATCTACAACTTCAACGGCCTCGGTCACAGCCTCATGCGTGACGCCTGGTACGCATCGTCTCAGGGCGGGCGCGACCCGGAGGCCACGGCGCGAATCTCCAAGTACCGCGAGCAGGCACAGTTCGCGGTCGAGTACCAGCGGCGCCAGTTCTTCGAGATCAACACGACGGACCAGGGCGACATCATCAACCCCGGCTATCGTGCGGACCTCTACGTCGGCGAACTGACGAAGGGCCGGCCGATCATCAACCTCCTGAGCCGCGGCCAGCTCGCCAACGCGACGCCCTTCACGGTTCCGGTGTTCGCCACGAAGACGAACGCGACCAACGACCACGCCGAAGGTGTTCACCCGACGCACGGCAACATCACCTTCGACACGAAGACGATTACGCCGGTGGCGATCAGCGGTGCGATCCAGTTGACCCGCGAGATGGTCGACTCCTCGAACCCGGCCATCGACCAGATCGCTTTTGCCGCGATGCGTGAGTCCTACAACGCGCAGTCCGAGGCGAAGGCGTACACCATGCTGAACGGCACGGATGGCGTCGGCGGCGTGATCACGAGCACGCAGGTCCCCTCCGGCGGTCAGGCAGACGTCAGTTCTGGCGACGGCAACGACCTCCTGCTCAAGATCCGTGACCGCCTCGCGGTGTACCCCTTCCGGCGCTTCGCTTCGCCCTCGGGTGCGGTGATGTCTCAGGAGGCCACGACGCTGCTCGCCACGGCTCAGAGCGCAGAGGATGGGCGCTTCCAGCTCCCGTCTGTCGGCGCCTCGAACAGTGCAGGCGTTGGCAACGCGGTTCAGCAGGGCTGGTCCATCGATGGCCTGCCCTTCGTGCCCGCGTGGTCGATGACCGGCAACGCTGCCGGCGACGCCGACGTGATCATCGTCAACTCGGCCGACGCCTGGGCGTGGGAGTCCGCGCTTCTGCAGTTCCGTTTCGAAGAGAAGTACGGCCCTGAGATGATCGAGGTCGCTCTGTTCGGTTACTTCGCGACGCACGCGCTGCGCCCCATCGGTCTCTCCGGTATCCGTCACACGGCTGGCTAACGGGACGGACTGAAGGAGGACACGAACATGGCGACTCTAACGCTTCAGGACGGCTCCGCAGGACTGGCAGAGGTCGAGTTCGTCGCTGCTCTGTCAGGCTCCTGCGACACCTACGACGTAATCGGCTCTGGTGTGCACGCCGGTTCTTGGACCAAGGGCATTTACCTGCTCGTCAAGAACGACGGTGCACTGGACTGCATGTGTGACCCGGTGCTGGTCAAGGTCTACGTCCACGTCACGGGACACGACGAATGCGACTGCTGCTCACCGATTGCAGCGGAAGAGTTCGAAGTGCCTTCGGATGGTGGTCTCGCGTTCATCCCAATTCTGCATGGCCGTCTCGGTCAGGAGATTCGGATCGAGTACGAGTCCACGTCGAACATCCTGGTGGCCGCAGTCACGAGCCTTAAGGGCTACGTGATCGCTTAAAGGAGGGCATCAATGCCGCGACGGAAAAAGGCAACCCCCGGACAGGATGAGCCCGAAGTAGTGGCGGCAGTGGTGGAGGAGGAGCCGGTCTCGCCCCCGGCTCCTCCCATCCCCGAACCCGAGCCGGTTGTGGAACCGGAACCGGAGCCCGTGGTCGAAGAAACCCCGGAGCCGGTGGCTGACGAAAATCCCGAGCCGGTCGAAGAGCCCGCGAAGGTGATCAAGGTTGGCGGCTACATCGCGACGCCGCACGGCTGGAGGCCGGTTCACTAGATGGCAGTATCTGACCCCTACTTCGACGCGGAAGCGTACCGCACCGCTAATGGTCTGCTCGATGAGTCGGAAGACGACATCATCGACGTGCAGGCTGAGGCGATCTCGCGCTACCTCGAGAAGGTGACGGGTCAGTGGTTCAACACCGACGAGATGGGCGAAGTCCGGCGATTCGTCGGCAACGGCACGTCGGTTCTCAGAGTCGACCAGGACGGGTGTCCGGGCATCGCCGACGCGGATGGCGTAACGGTCACGGGGCATACGTCCTTCGAGTTGTTCCCGCTGAACGCGGCCCTCGGTCCTGAGCCGAAGCCGTTCACGTCAATTGTGCTGACCTCCGGAGGCGTGTTCGCCGCCGGCACCATCGTTGACGTCGAAGCGGATTGGGGCTGGCCTGCGGTCCCGAAGTTGGTAATTGAGACGGGCATCGAACTGCTGGCGATCTGGCGCGGTCAGTCTCCCCGGTCGACGGGGAACATGGCCGAGATCGATGGAGTGGTGGCGATGTCTCCAATGGCTATGAGCCTCGTGAAGAGGGTCATTTCGGCATACACGAAAGTGAGAGTGGCATGAGAATTGCATCGCTGGTCGGTGGTCGCCTCGTTGAAAAGTTGACCCCGACAGACGTTGACGCACAAAACAGCACACTGACGGTCGCGCAGATTGCCGGCGGCCTCGTCGTCCACACGTCCACTACGGGCGGCGGCACAGTGACGACGGACACGGCGGCGAACATCATCAAGGGCTCTGGCGGTATCGGGAAACTGAAGCACAACGGCGCATCAATCTCGGTGCGCTACATCAACGACGGCGACCAGACGCTGACCCTCCAGGCCGGCGATGGCGTGACTGTCGCTGACACCGGACAGACCATCGCCACGAACGAATCGGCGCTGCTTGTCTTCCGGCGGGTCAGTGCGACGGCGGTGGTGTGCTACGTGATCGGAGCCTAGCGATGGTGGCGATTGTTGAGGCTCGCAGAGTCGAAAGGCCGGCATACGTGTCGAAGCTCACGCCCTCGGTGATGGCGTTTCAGGCTGGCGACTACAGCCTGCGGACGTGGACGTTCTCCTGGTCTAAGGACGAGCGATGCTTCCACATGCGCTCAGGCGACCTCGACCTCTACGTCCGGTCTATTGAGGGCTACACGTTCATCGAGGACTCAGACGGTCACTCCGGTCGGCTAACGCTGGTGCACGCCATGACCCTCGATGAGGACGGCAACGCCCTGTTTCACAACCCTTCAGCGCAGGACCAGGCGCAGAACGACGCGGTGCGGCAGATGTGCTTCAACCGTCGCGAAGGCAACTGGCGCATCTGGGCGAAGGAATCTCCAGCGCGCAAAGAGAACGTCAAGAGCTACCGCGGCGCCACGTTCCTGTTCTGGCCTCGCGACGACTCAGGCGGGCACGTGTTCGCCACGGCGCCTATGCAGATTGTCGACGGCGTGGCCGTGTTCGGAGGCGCCTGATGGCAGTCGCAAGGGTGGCGCTCAAGCACCGTTACATCGGGGTATCGGGTGACGTGAAGCCCACGGCGCCCGCTGGCTCGACGTTCCGCGAACTGGACACCGGTATCACCTACGTGTCGTCAGGCGCTGCCTGGTATGGAGGTTTCTGATGACCGTCAGGAGAGTAGCGGCTAAGCATCAGTACGTCGGCCTCGCTGCCGACACGAAGCCGACCACGGGCGTCCCCTTCGGGTCAACGTTCCTCGTGCTGGATGAGGGCGTCGAGTACGTCTACGACGGCGCAGCGTGGCGAGCGCAGCCGGATGCGAGCGGATGGCGTCGCGCGTCGAAGTCGCACAACCTCACGTCCGACAACGCCGACCTGTTCACGGTCACGGGCAAGGTGGCGATCTGGCTCCTGACCGGCGAAGTGACCACCATCGTCGCCACGACCACGACCTACGCCATGCGGATTAAGACATCCGGTGAGGCGATCTTCCCGGCCACAACGATCACCACGGACGCGGTGGGCACGCTGTACCTCTTCGGCGGCGACAACACCGTCGTCCTAAACAACGCCGGCACGCCGATCACGCGCGTGGGCTTCCTCGACAGCGCCGGGCCCGTCTCACCGATCATCGTCGGGCTGGCAGGCGGCACGCTGACGCTAGAAAGCGACCTCGACGCTGCCGGTACAGGCGTCATCCTCTGGACGCTGCTGTGGATGCCTCTGAGCGCAGGCGCATCACTGGTGGCTGCGTAATGAGCGTGAACCTCGACGTAAAGATCACCGGCCGGTTCTTCTCTGCGGACATGAAACGCACCGTGGAGAAGGCTGTCGAGGCCGAAGTGATGCGCAAGGTCGGGGAACGCCTCGAGCGCTCTGCACGCACGCGGCGGTCGAAGGGCCGCAACCTCGTCGGGCAGGCCAAGAACACCGTCACGGTGCGCGCAGGAACGATGGAGGTCGAGGCCACGTCGACCCTGATCAAGCCCCGAACGAAGGGCACGTCGTGGGTTCGCAAGCACCAGGGCAGTCCGGGGTTCGGCAAGGGGATCATCGGCTCGATGGTGCCTCACGTCGCGCGTAAGACCGCGCAGCGCATCACGCAGGAGCTGAGCTAATGGCACGGCTAACCGAGCGCGTGGTCGACCTGTTCATGGACATCTTCACGGATGAGGACTTCAACGACCGCGTTGAAGACATGAACACGCACTACAACGAAGACCTCGATTTGCTGAAGCCGATCCTCGTGGTGCTGGACGACCCGCCCACGGTGGTCACGCCCCGCAACTTCCCGGCGATCCATGTTTGGGGCACGGGCATGAACAACGGCGTCGAGCAACCGCTATCGCAGTTCGGCGCCAACCACACGATCCGGATCGCCGTCGCGGTGCAAGGGCAGGAGCGGATACAGCGCCAGCTCTACCGCTACACGGACCTGATCCTCCAGGTGATCGATGAAGTGACGAAGGGCAGCGATGAGACGTTCGCCCTCGGCGGTGACATCGACGTCGAGTACGGCGAGCCGCCCTATGAAGCTACCGGCGCGTCGGTCGTGCAAGCCATCGTAACCGTGCAGATGGAGCACGCCGAAGCCCTGTTACTGGAGGTTGCACCGTGACGAAGCAGACAGGACTCGGGGACCGGTTCTTCCTCGATGGGTTCAACATCTCCGGCGACGTGGGCGCGATTCAGTCGGTGCTCATGTCCAGCGAGATGATCGATGTGACGGGCACGGACAAGAGCGCCAGGGAAAGGCTGGTCGGCCTCGGCGACTCCGAGATGACCTTTAACGCCTGGTACAACACGGCCCTCAATGCATCTCACGACCAGCTCAAGACGAAGGCCGACAACCGCCACGCGATCTACATGCGCGGTTCAACCGCAGGCGTGCCGGTGGCGGCGATGGTCGCTTCGCAGGCCAACTACAACGTGACGCGTGGGGACAACGGCGCGATGGCGATCAGTGCTCAGGTGATGAACAAGAGCGGCGATCTACTCGATTGGGGTCAGGCGCTCACGGACGGCCCGGAGACCTCGACCGCCCCGGAAGAATTGGCCGTCGTGCACGACGATCAGTTTGCGGCCGGATCGTCAGGCCAGCTAATCGCCTACCTCCAGGTGCTCGCCTTGACGGGTGACGACGTGATCTTCCGTCTCCGTCACAGCGACTACGTGACCGACACCCTGCCAGCCGACGACGACCTGCTCGTGGTAGTTACGAACCTGCTCACGAACAACGTTTTCACGCTCGCCGGACAGATCGCAGGGGACGCGCGCATCCTCACGGTGACAGTGGTCGACTCGACGCCATCGATCACGGCTGGCACGGTCAGGATCACGGGCACGGATGCATACGGCGCCGCACTGATCGAGAACATCAACATCGCGGCCGGCGCCGGCGCCTACGAGACCACTGACCGATTTAAGACCGTTACAGAGGTGCGCACGCTGAACGACGTCGTGACGCTGGGCGGTGGCGGCAACGAGACCATAAAGGTCGGTGTCAAGGCAGTCTCGGGTGCCTTCGGAGACATCACGGGCGGTCAGTTCACCACCGTGACGGCGGCTCCCGCGAAGGAGCGCATCGAGATCGACGGCCCCATCAAGCCCTATGTCTGGGTCGAAGTGGACGACGACATGGGATTTAGCACGGTCACCTACGTGATAGCGATTAAGCGGTTCGGCCCGCGAGTAGCAGGCCAGTAAAGGGAGGAAACAATGGCAAAGATCACCGGCCTTGGGATGACCATCACGGTCGAAGACAGCGCGGCGATGGCGCGGGACATCTCCGAGGACATCAACACGTTCAACATCGTTGAGAACAACGAGTTGATCGACGTGACGGGCGTGGACAAGTTCGCCCGTGAACGGCTCGTCGGACTCGCCGACGCCGAGCTTCAGATTTCCGGCCCCTTCGACACCGGGACGAACAAGGCGCACGACGTGTTTAAGGACAAGACCAACGCGCGCGAGTTCGTCCTGACGTGGGCGGATATGACCGAGTACACCCTCACGGCCGTGATCGAGTCCTACAACGTCGTGCGCGGCGACAACGGCGCGATGACGTACTCGGTGACGGCACGTCAGGCAGACGGCACGACTGGGCAGTGGAGCTAAGCGATGGGATACAGGCGCGAATCACGCCGGATCACCCTCGACTTTGCTGACCCCGAGTTCAACGGGCTGGAGGTCGTCACGAGGAGCGTGCCGCTGGGCACGTTCCTGGCGATGCTGGATTCGTCTTCGGACAGCGCTAAGACCGCGCAGCTCTTTCAGGACTTCGCGGAGAACGCGCTGATCGAGTGGAACCTCGAAGACGACAACGGTCCAGTCCCGCCAACGCTCGCGGGCATGAAGGCACAGGACACCGACTTCATGCTCTCGATTGTGAAGGCATGGCTTGACGCGATAGGGACGGCCTCTGCCCCTTTAGTCGGCGCCTCGAGCAATGGCAGCACCTCGGACTACCAGCACTGAGGCCGCAGGAGTTGGACGAGGCGGAGATCGTGATCGGGATTGGCAGGGAGTTTCACAAGCTGCCGAGCGAAGTGCTGGCGGAAGACGCCTCGGTTCTCTGGTACCTGGATGTTGTAGCGAAGGGGAAGCGCGAGACCAGTGGCTAATGACATCCGCCTCACGGTTACAGCCAAGGACGACGCATCGCGCGTCCTTGATGGTGTTGACTCCAAGGCTAAGGGCCTCGGCTCTACCTTCGCGTCCGTTGGGAAAATCGCCGCCGGGTTTCTAGCGGCGAACGTAATAGCTGGTGCAGCGGGCAAGGTAACAGGCTTCATCGGAGACTCCATTAAGGCCGCGTCCGATCTGGGCGAGTCCATGAACGCGGTCAATGTCGTGTTCGGCGACAGCGCCGGGGAGATTCTGGACTGGGGTAAGACGGCAGCGACTCAGGCCGGCTTGTCGCAGCGTGCCTTCAACCAACTCGCGACCCCTCTCGGCGCCATGCTCAAGAACACCGGCATGGGCATGGACGAGGTTGCAGGCAAGACCATCGACCTCACCAAGCGCGCGGCAGACATGGCGTCGGTGTTCAACACCGATGTTGAGGACGCATTGACGGCGATTCAGGCCGCGCTACGTGGTGAGTCCGACCCCATCGAGAAATACGGCGTGGCGGTGAATGCGGCGAAGGTCGAGATGGAAGCGATGGCGATGACCGGCAAGAAGACCGCCGCGAGCCTGACCGACCAGGAGAAGGCGGCGGCTCGGCTGGCGTTGATCTTCAAACAGACCGATGCGGTGGCTGGCGACTTCGTGAACACGTCCGACCAGCTCGCCAACAAGTCGCGCATTCAGAAGGCGCGCATGGAGGAGTTGCAGGCCACCATCGGCGCGCGGCTGCTGCCGATCTCACTGAAGCTAGTCGAGGTCAAGGCCAAGCTAGTGCAGATCGTGGCGACCAAGCTAGTCCCAGCGATAGACAAAGCGTGGGCCACATTCGAGAGGCTGAAGGAACCTCTCGGATCGGTGGTGGACTTCTTTAAGGAGTTGGGACGGCTGGTAAGCCTCGGGGCGGCGGGTGGCGAGATAGGTGGCGAGTTCACCATCCTTGAGGAAGCCGCCTTCAAGCTCGGCGAGACATGGCGCAACGTCCTCAAGCCCGCCATCGAGGAAGTTAGCAAGGCGTGGGAGTTGTTCATCCTGGGCCTCAAGGGTGGTGACGCAGGCGGCGAACTCGGCAAGCTCGGCGAGGCGGCGCTAAAGGCGGGGCAGATGCTTGCGCCTTTCTTCGAGTGGTTCAGCCAGCAGAAGACGGCCCTGCTGATTGCGGTGGCGGCGGCTATCGGGACCGTGCTAGTCGCGGCGTTCGTGGCGCTGGGCATCGCGGCGGCAGCAGCAGCTATCAGCGTCATCGCGGCCACGGCTCCAATCCTCGCTATCCCTGCGGCGGTCGCTATCGCGGCGGCGGCTATTTACCTGCTCGTAAAGAATTTCGATGAGGTCAAGGCGTGGTTCGCCAACAACTGGCCGGAGATCGCGACGCTGATCTCGGGACCCTTCGCCCCGCTGGTCATCCTGGCAACTGACGCATTCGGCATCCGTTCTGCCTTGGAAGAGGCACTACCCAAACTACTTACATGGATGTCGGAATTGCCGGGGAAAATGCTCGAAGCGTTGGGTGACTTGGAGGACCTGCTCTTTGAAGCAGGCAAGGCAATTATCAAGGGCCTTTGGGACGGGATGAAGGAAGCGGCGCCAGACGTGCTGGACTGGGTGCAGGGTCTCGGCGCTGAAATCAAGAAGCTGAAGGGCCCACTTGAGAAGGATAGAACCCTTCTTGTGCCCGAGGGCGAGGCGATCATGCAGGGTCTCGCTACCGGACTATCCACGGGCTTTAACCGGAACGTGGCGCCCTACCTGAGCGGCGCGGCTGGGAGCATCGGCGGCGCCTTCCGTGGCGGCGGTGGTTCGCCAGCGTTGGCAGGTGCGATGGCTCCGGGTGGCTTCGCCTTCAACGTCACCACCCTAAACATCTACGAGAAGGACGACCGCGAGGTCAAGGACGTCGCCTTCGCCGTCACCGCGACCATGCAACGCGAAGTTCGCAGGCGTGGCTATCTCCTCAGTAGCTCGAGCCCGACCACGGGCACGGGCGTGATTCAGGGGCGGCCATGATCAAGCGCATCACGCGGGCGATCTACGGCGTCGGTGAGGACGACTTCATCGAGTTCCCCACGCACAACTCCGTCCAGGAGACAGAGCAGGAACTGTGGACGAGCTTCACCGACCTGACGGGTGCGGACTACGCCTACGACATGCTCGGCGTCGGCAACCCCGCGAAGAAGAACGCCATCGAGCGTATCGCCTTCACCATCGTGGAGGACGACGCGGACGACGTGAACGAACTGTACGAGGACATCACGACCTTCCTGCTGGGTCGCATCCAATTGCTCAGGACTGACGGCACGGACGAAGAGACGGCGTACGCGCGGCTGCTCTCTATGCCGTCGAGGAACCTGAACGTCACCCACGCGCGGCACATGCCGGTCGTGCTGGTGTTCGCGCGCATGAGCGACTGGGAAGTCGTGGAGGAATAGCGATGTGTAACTGCAAGAAGAAGAAGCGGCGCAAGCCGAAGGAGTAATCGATGGCAGGAGTAGCGGGTAACGCTTTCAAGCAGAAGTGTCTACTGGCGGGCCTAAACCACACGGCCCAAGACCAGGACCAGTACATGATCCTGTTCACGAACGACCACACGCCGGCCGTTGACGACGTGCTCGCGGACTACACCGAGGCCACGTTCTCCGGCTACACCCAAAAGGTGTTGACGGGGTCTAGCTGGGGCGTTACGTCCGCTGATCCCTCAGTGGCGAGCTACGCACAGCAGGAGTTCGTCTCCGACGACGACCAGACGCCCGAGACCCAATACGGCTACGCGGTCTTCCTGGCGGATGACACCTTCGTCGGTGCCGAGCGGTTCGCTTCGCCGCAGGTAATCCAGAACGACCTCGACCAGATCGCTGTAACACCGCGAATCAGGCTGTACCAGAAGGTTTAGGAGTCTCAAATGGCCCTTATCACCGACGCTGCCAGCCTGCAAAACGAGTTCAAGGCGTGGCCTCCGCTAGTCCGTATCGGCTCAGGCTTCGACCTCGTAACGGCTAATCATTGGTTCGACGCAGTAGGGACGCCTACGACTCAAGCAACGGCCGTCCCTGCATCGGGCGAAGCCTCCCTCGACGCGAAGTTCCTCCAGGTGATCAAGTGCGTGACCGATGCCGCTAACGAAGGATGGTCGCAGCGCTACACCTACGCCGACGAGCCCCGCATTAAGAGCGGGAAGAAAATCTCCGGGCAGATTTGGCTTGGCACGACGTCAGGCGGTAGTTCGGGGCTGACGGTCAAGCTGGTGAACTCGGACGCCTCCAACACGACGGGAACGGTGGTCGCAACGGACGGCGACTTCAGTCTCTACAAGATCGCCGACCATGCCTGCGCCGGCACCTACGTCGAACTGGTGGTCACCAAGGACGCCTCGGGCACGTTCTACGCGGGCGGCAACATCACCGTTATGGTGGGCCGAAACGTGGTCGAACTGGCCCCGCGAGGACTGACCTATCGCCACGTAACCCCCGTCGAAGTGGTGTCTCTGGACGGCGCGGGCGACCCGAACACATGGACGGACATAGACCTCACGTCGTCCGCCTCACCTCTTGCGGCGATTGCGCAGATTCACACGCAGATACTCGGCGTGTCTGGTAGTTCCTGGGCGCTGGGCATCCGGCGCAACGGGTCATCTGACGCTCTTGGAGCCATTAACCAGTTCATGGGCACCTCATCCAACGTCGAGATTCGGCCCACGATGACCGGCGAAGTCATCCTCGATGACGTTCAGATTTTCGAATACATCCTCGACCGCTTCTCCGGGTCGGGGTCGATAGGCGACGGCGCGATAAGCCTCTGGGGCTATTGGGAGTGGGAGTAGGTTCACCCGATGGCCTATCGAATGCTCTGCCACCGCGGTTCGGACGAGCGCATCTATCACCTCACGTCGACAGACGGCAAAGCCTGGACGGAGGTTAGCGCAAGCCCCATCGTCACGCTCCCTGATGGCGTGTGGCGCCAGCGCGACCCGAGCGTCCTCTTCCACAATGGGTACTACTGGGTAGCGCACACGATGGCGAACGCGCTCGCCGGGATCATCCCTAGCAACTCGTTCCGCATCACTAGATCGACGGACCTCACGACATGGGAAGCGGTCTACTGGAAGGACGTCGTCTGCGACATCGCCAGCGTCAAGCACGTCTGGGCGCCTGAGTGGTTTGTCGACCCAGCCGACGATTCGGTGCACATCATCGTCGCCATCGGCACGACCGACGTAAACCACCAGCCCTACGAGGTTCACCCCTTAGACGACAGGTGGCGGTTCTGGTCGACGCCCACGCTGATTACGGGCGCGTGGCGGTCCGGCGTCATCGACATGCACATCCAGAAGATAGGCTCGACCTACCACTGCTTTGCCAAGGACGAACGCGCGGACCCGAAGTACGTCGAGCACTACGAGTCGTCGTCGCTGCTGAGTGGATGGACGCTGGCAGACTCAGGCGATTGGGCGGGCTGGGGAGACACGGTAGAAGCCCCGTGCGTGATCGACGTGGGCAGCGGCACCTATCGCATCTACCTCGACGCCTACACCGGTAACGGGATTTTCTGGTCCGAAAGCTCGGACGACTTCGCGACGTGGACGACGCCGGTCGAATGCACATACCCCGGACTGGCGTATGTCCCGGCTCACCCTTCGGTCTTCGAGGTCTAACGATGGGCTACCTGTTGCGCCACCACTGGATGACGCCACCCACGCAGGCGAACACGCCCACGAGGACGATGGCTAGGAGCGCCAGCCCTTCGACGATAGCGACTTCTGTTCCTGACATCTCACTAGCTAAAGCCGACTCAGAGCCGGTTTGTTACGGGGCGTGCCTCTAATGCCTCCGATCTTCGAGGGCAGCATCTTCGACGCTGAAATCTTCGATACCGGCGAGGTCGGGGGCTCAATCGGGATTGAGATAGAACTGAGCTCCCCCGTTGCGATACGCCTCGAACACGTCGGCACCATCGACATGGAGATCGACTTCGCAGAGTCGCCCGTCCCGGACGGGCTGGACTTCGAGTTCACCGGCAGCATCGACATGGAGATCGAGGTCGAGGCAGGACTCAGGCTATTCGCTCCTCCGCAACCCGGCGAGTCCACGGTCACGGTTTACAACCCCTCGGGCGTGGCGCAGGGAACGTTAACCCCGCTGCGCTATCGCATCTCACGATTCGAGAACCAGGTAGGCGAGTGGGAGTGTGACATCCCGGTCGATGAGGACGTCACGCTAGGCGTGCCGCTGTCGCGGGACATCACCTACGGCTGGAAGATTTCCATCCAGCAGGAGAACTTCAACCCCGACCACGCACCCGAAGAAGGCTTCCTGCTCTACCAGGGCATAGTCGAAGACAGGGCCTACCGCATCACCGAAGGCGGCGCGTCCTTCCTCGCGATGCGTGGTTCCTTCCGAACTTACGAGATCGTGCGCCGGTCGGTGCTGCGCAACTACGAGTTCGACGGAAGTCTGTATTCACTCACGGTCGATCTTGTCGGCAGTCTTGCGGGCGGGCCGATCTATTACGACCTCGCCCGCCTGGTCAACTCGCACGTCAAGGGTTCGTTTACCGACCTCTCCAAGTACGCCGCGTGGGTAAGGGGCGCATCGCTGGGCCGTCACGTCATCCGCGAGAGCTGGGACCACGACCGCCCGGAGATCGTGCCCTACGACGGCCCGCCTAACTCCGGCATTACCTTCCGCCCGCTGAACCCTGACGAGAACCGCTACGACCACGAGAACGGCGGCTCAGGCGTGGCGCTGATCGCCGGCCGTCCAGTGGTGAGCTACGCCGGGGCGAACCTCGTTAACCGGATCATCGCAAAGGGCGTCGACACCATCGAAGACCCAGACGACCCGGAGAGCACAATCAGCGCCGACCTGACGTTGCAGTTCGCCAGCTTCTCATCGCCGTACACGGTCAAGGCCGGCGCCAACCCGGACGCGACCCTCTATTACTACATCGAGGACGAGGACAGCATCGACCAGTACGGGCTGACTGAGGTCACCCTGACCTTCTCGGAGGTCAAGAACCCCAACGACGACAGCGTGTCGCGGACGAAGGCGGCGAACGTCCTCTACATGAAGGCCGTCAACGAGATGATCAAGCGCCGCAGCGAGATGCTCGAATTAACGCTGCCGCCTTTGGCGAACGGCGCGCAAATCTGGGCGCTCCCGGGCGATCAGTGCGTGGTCGAGTACCACGGCGAAGTACAGACGGTCGATGGCGCCGTCGTGTGGCTCGACCTCGACAAGCGGATGCTGATCACCGAACGGCACGAGGAGAGCCACCCATCCGGCATCAGGCGCGTGTCTTATAAGGTCAAGGCGCCCGTGATGGAGTTCCCCGTACCTGGGCTGCCGGGTGAGGAGATCAGCCTACCGCCACCCGACGATGGCGGTCCCGACGACCCCGGCACGCCTGACGCTCCAGGCTCTGAGCCCTGCTGCGAAGACCCGAACGACGACGAGGAAGAGGGGCCGGAGGACGAGTTCGAAGAGAACTACCCGCCACCCGTGCCGCTCACAGTACGCCTCGGCGCATTCATGGTGCCCGCGCTCTCTATCACGGGAAGCGCGATCTGGCACTTTGAGATCAGCGACCCCAACGATTGGACAACGGTTCCCCCAGCCTTGAATGTCGTCACGCTCCCATCTCTGGGCGCCGGCACGTTCTCAGTCACGGCTCGCGTGAGCCTGCGGGCAGACCCGCTCGGGGCTGGGCCATGCACTTACATGGTTGCGATTGAGGGCACCGGCGGTACTGGCGGTGTCATCGAGTACCCCGGCGTGCCTGTGCTCATGGAAAACCCCGGCGACATCAACGACCAGGGCGTGGGCATCGTGCCCGTCGTTACTGCGCAGTTTGACGACGGAGTACACACGGGCGTCAAGGCGAAGTTCTATCGGACGGTCGGGCCGAACCTGATCCATCGCTATAACCCGACGGAGGACTCATATATTCAGATTACGTTTGACCCGGACTAGTCGCTAGCGGCGGGCGGGACGCCGCGTTAGTAAGCAAGGGGCCGAAGCCCCAAGAGGCACCTAGAAGGTAGAGCTTCCAGATGCAGGCAAACGGTAGCACGCGATGCAGATAGACGCACCGCAACTCACGCAGATTCTCAACCTGCTGATCGCGGTCGGCATCTTCGCGGGCATCGCCGCAGGCGGCTTGCGATGGACGATGGGCTTTGTACTACGGGGCACCGAACGCCTTATCGAGCCGCTCGCTGAGAAGCAGGCCGAGATGGCCGAAGCTCAGCACGCCTTCGAGGTCAAGGTCGAAGAGAACCGCAGGGAACTCGCCGCGAAGGTCGAGGCCAGTCAGCGAGAACTCGCCGGCAAGGTCGAGCACAACCAGAAAGAGCTTACGGAAGCCTTCTCGAAGCTCAACTCATCCGTCCTCGGCCACGAGTCGCGTCTGTCATTTGTTGAGGGCGTGCAGACGGGCCGGCAACAAGGCTGGAATGAAGCCAAGCAAGGCATGCCCCTGCATCCGCAGATACCCCTGGAGGATAAGCCATGAGCGATGACCTGATGAAGATGGCGGCTGTGGCACTCGCCGGCCTGGTCGTGGGCGCAGGCGTGGCGGTGGGGCTGGTAGAGCCCGCGGTGACGGACAAGCCGCCAGCGACGCCCGCAGTCCACGCTCCCTGCCCTGACGGATGGGAAGACACCTCGACCGCGGACGAGCACACCATCGTCCTCTCCTGCGCTCGCAATAACTGGCTGGTGGTCCTCAATCCTGACGGGTCGTTCGGCCACGGCGTGCAGCTCAACACCGAAGGGGCGCAGTTCAAGTTCAGCCCTGGGGAGGTGCCGGGATGGCCTCGTTAATCGCGCGGCTTGCGCATCTGTGGGTAAGGACGCGTGTTGGCGGACTGCTCCTTGTACGTCGCCCATCGACAATTCTCTGGGGAGTAGCCCTTGTCATTATCTATGCGATCCAGAGTTTTGCCCTCAGGCCGTGGCCCCATGTCGGCCAAGAACTTACTGAAACCGCCGCGCCCGCGCCATTGTTCGCAGACAGTAATGCCGCGCCCGCCGTAATAGGCGTAGGCGTCGCTATTGGGATTGTGGCAGCGCTGATTCATATGCGCCCACGACTGGTATTCCGGTGGTCGCTTAGCCAAGGTCGAAACCGCGTAGCCATGCACGATGCGATTGGATCGACTAGCGACCGGTCTCGGGGCACGCGGTTGGGGCTTCGGGCCGGTCTTCAGGACGATGGTCACATCGCCATGGTTTCGCATCCTGCGAGCATGAAGATCGCAGTACCCATTGCGGCGATAGGGGCGGTCGCAGCCTTCAACGGAGCAGGGGCGAATGGTAGGCTGAGAGGGCATCGGGAGATTACTCCTTCCGGTGTCTGGCGGCTCGGCGGTGCAATCGCCGTAGCCGTCTCTATTTTACTATTTGTGCAGGTTCGCAGCACGGCTGCGTTTGACCACCTCACGTACCTTCCGCTTGTTCCGAACACCCCCTTGATGCAAAGCATCATTCAAACACAGACCGTCAAATACTGTGTCAATGCTACTGGTCAAACATATCCGAACTTCGTCTCGCAGCTTGAGGACGTACACGCGGCCTATGCCCGCGACGTCGGCATCCGCTTCGAGCGCGTCGCATGGGGGTCGATGGCGTCGACCGGCTGTCAGGTGCAGCACAACCTTACCGAGTTCTCCTGCAACGGCTGCGCGGCGCACATCTTCTACGCCAACTGGCCGGTAGTGGTCGAGTACAAGGTGAGCCTGGGCTACACCGACTGGCGCTCAGCCTTCGGCCACGAACTCGGCCACGGCCTGCTAGGACTGCACGAGCAGTACAAGGACTCGGGCGGGACCATTGGCTGCACCTTCCGGCCGGACACGGTGATGAGCTGCGGCTCTCCCTTCGTGAAGTATCCCCAGCCGCGAGACGTGAACCTCGGCTGCGCCATCATCAAGACCACCTGGTGCGGCGCCCAGACTCCCCCAGTCTTTCCCTTCTGGGATGGCGACGAGTGGGTCTTCGAGAGCGGGTGGAAGTACAACCCATCGACACCTAGCCCCTACTACGGCACGCCGGGGAACTGGGTGCACACGAACGGCACGCAGGAATTTTCGTTCGTCACCGCGGTCGAGGGTGGCGAGCAATGGTTCAACTACCGCGAGAACGCCTACCACATGAAGGGTTCGACGTTCTGGAGACACGCAGGAGGAAGCGCGTGGATCTGTTTGGCATTCTGCTTTCCTGCACCCTAGCGGCGGCGCTGTGGGCGTTCCTCGAGCATTACGGGGAGCGTGAGACGTGAAGCGCTTCTACGCTGCCCTGTTCGTCGTCTGCTTCGCGCTGACGTGGCTGTTCTGGTCTCACGTCGCCTCGGCGGTGGCGCAGGAGCCCATCACTTGCACCATCGACGGAGGCATCCTGACATGCGACCTACGGACCCAGACACCCACACCCACACCCACCTCGACGCCAACGGCACGCCCTACGAGCACGCCCACACCCCAGCCGACGCCCACCTCGACGCCGATGCCGACGAACGTGAAGCCGCTACCGGCAAAGAGCGCGGACGGCACGTACTACATCCGCGAGCCGGGGATCTACAGCGGTAACGCCACCTGCGGCAACATCGGCGGTGGCGCCCACTGCGTCCACATCTGGAATAGCAACGGCGTCACCCTCCAGGACTTCACCATCGTCTCAGGGCAGGGCTACGGCCTCCAGTTCGATAACAACAACACCATCCTCAGAGGCACGATCACCGCACCACTCGGCGCGTCGGGCTTCCACAAGGTCAATGTCACCTTCGACAGCGTGGCCTTCAACGTGCAGACCGTAGCGCTGCAGCTCATCGGGTCAGGCTGTGAGAACACCACGCCGAGACCCAACCGGAACATCACGGTCCGGGCGAGCGAGTTCAAGAACCAGTCAGGCTTCGAGATGCTGTACATGAAGTGCGCTCAGGACGTGCGCATCGAGGGCAACGGGTTTACGCCTAAGTCTGACTGGGCCGTGAGCCTGCCCGATGGCGTCAACGTGAGCATCACCGGCAATACCTTCGACCTGACCTCAGAGCCGGGTAACTGGTTAGGCATTGAGCTGCCGCGGGTGTTCGGGGCGAAGGTCGCCGACAACACGGCGCAGGGTCCGGCCGGCGACTGGCTCGGCTGGCACTGCTGCGGCAGCACGAACCTGTCCTTCACGGGCAACGTGGTCGCGGGTGGGATGGGCGAGCTGTGCTGCATCATGCCGCCGAGCACGGGAAGCGCTGGCCTCAAGTGACGACGGTCCACCTCCGTCCCGCAGAACGGCGCATCCTGAAGGCGCTGGGCACGGGCGAACTGGTCTCATGGAAGACTCTGACCACGGCTGCGTCGGGCTACTACAACATGGGCAGCCTGCGCATGCACCTGTGGCGCCTCAAGCGCAAGATTCCGGGCTTCCAGTACGAAGTGACAAAGGGAGTCGGCATCCGGCTGGAGGGTGTTGACCGCTGCCCTCACTGTCTCGGGACGGGCGTGCAGCTTCCACGGAAGGCGGGCTGAGCCGTGTGCTGCCGCACGATCTGCTGGCCGCTGAACAAGGAACTCGCCGAGGCTCAACTCACGGTAGGCGGATGGGTGCTCTCCCCCTCGGGTGTCTACGTGCGCAACTTCGAGGACGAGCACACGTCGGTATCGGTGAGGCTGACAGACGACACGATGGAGATCAGCCTGAGCCCGCCCATCCATAGCTTCGATGGGCACACGCAGAAGCGCAACGCGGCCGGCGCCATGTACTCCCTAGCAGCGGCCTACGGAGAGAAGTCGGGCGCCACGATCACGCAATCAGGGATCAACGTCCCTATGTGCATGAGCGAGGGCAGGCAGCAGCGCATCCTCGCCGTCTATCCTGGCTCTCCGCTCGACTGGGAGAAGCTCTGCCCCGGCTTCCGCGAGGCGTTCCTTGGCGAGCTGGGCCATGACCACGACGCAGCCTGAGCCATGCGTACATCACGAGGTTATCCCGATGCCCGACGGTCGTCAGTTTCTGCCGGCAACCTGCAAGAAGTGCGGCCGGGTCAGGTGGCTGCGAGCATCGATAGACGACGAGCGCAAAACGTGGATCCCACACGTCCCCGGCCTCGGGCGGTCCGAGGTGAGGTATGTCTATGACTAATGGAGGAAGACAATGATTGACAAGATTCGCACATTCATCCGGACGAGTCCGATCATCACGACTATCGTGGTGCTGCTCGGTGGCGTCGCGGTCGAGTGGCTGACGAAGTTTCTGGAGAGCATCCAGGGCGCGCCTACGGTCTAAGCGCGTCGAGGCGGGCGAGGGCTGCGAGTGCGTTGTTACCGTCCTCTATGGGGCCGGTGTACTCCAGCACGCCGTCGCCGCGGTCGAGGCATCCCAGAGCCCAGCGCAGCGCCGAGGCGCAGGCTTCGAGGGCGTTCAGGCGATCCGTCAGCCGCTCGGCCTCGTCTGCGTTGAAGAAAGTAGCGACCTCGACATCTTCCGAGTCGATGAGCCGATAGCACTCGTACGACTCTTCGATGTACTGGTTGCGCCACGGCTTCGTCTCAGTGGTCATAACTACCCCCGTTATGGATGGTTCGCACTATATGTCTTATGCAGTGTTCTCGGACATAAAGGGCTCGCGTTGCATAGGCGTCAATTCGTTAAGGGGCTGGGATGTGTACTGCTCCCTGAAACAGCGCTTACACACGCGAGTACGCTTCAT